CTCTGTATCTCCAAAATTCCAAATAAATATCTCAATCTTAGATCCTAACTGAGTCGCCTCATTGATTTCAATTATAAACGGACTTCTAACTTTTACTACTTTCATTTATAAATTATCTTTTAAAGTAAATTTTAAAAACGACTCCAAATCTAAGCCGTATTTTTCAACTATATTATTATCAAAATCTTTGTACTCACTATCAAAGGCATTCCTAAAAAATCTCGTTTCATAAGTACCCGTTCTATTTATCGAGTTTGTTATCGAGGTAACCATCATTTTACGATTTGCAAATTGACCTCCGGCGCCTCGCACTCCTTGAATGCCTTTGCGAATAACCCACTTGTCAATCGCTCCCCTTGAGGCGGCTGCCTTATAAGGAGAGTTTGGAGCTTTTGAACTTGACTCACTTCCCTTAGTTCCGTAATCTAATTGCGCCCAATAACTCTCAGCGTAAAAATCAAACTCAATAGAATTTTTATTTTCTTTAGCTTTGTAATCTAACGACTTTGATAAATTTCCGGATGCATTATGCGTTCCATATCGTCCTCCGGTTTTTAAATTCATTCTCGCTCGCTCAACTACTGAGGCACCGAACTCGTTTAACGCTTGCTGTACGTTTTTAGTTTCCATTACAGCAAACACTAAAATCGTTATTTGGTACGCTTATTTCAATATCACATTTCCAACCGTCTAAGGCATTCGTAAACGCTAATAAAATCGGTTGCAAAGTTGGATCGTTTTGTAATTCAATATCCTGGTCGTTTCTCTTTAATCTCATTTGAGTAATCATAAAATTTAAGATTGCGTGACAAGTGTTTAAATTATCGAGTTCGTTGTCGTTCCCTAAAAATTTATCGTTTGCGTTTATCTTTGACATATTTCGAATATCTACGACAGCCACCTCAAAAGTAAAATTAACAACTCCGTTATTGATTGAAGAGCTGAGTATATTAATATGAGCCAGCGGAAAAATATTTTTCTTAACATTGTCAATTATGTCTGTACCGTGAGTTATTGTATTTAAAAGCGGTGCGTTTTCCAACGTACTCTTAATATATTCTATTGCCTGATAAAATGCTCTCATTTTTTAAAGTGATTTTTAATTTGTTTTGCCTCTTCCTTGCTTTCGTCGATTAGGTATGATAATAACGTGAGTGATTCGTGAAGAGGCTCTCTTCCAACGTCTCGAGGGTTGACTCTAATTTCTCTTGAAAGTCGAATAAAGGACTGATACCAACCCCAGCGGTCTCCAAAACCTCCTCGAGATATTTCCCCTCCCTCATCGCCTTGCTCTCCAAATGCGATAGGATATTGCTCAATAATTCTTTGCTTAAATTCCAAAAAAAAAGAATAGATCCAATTACTACGTCCATTCTAACGTCGTTAAATAACTCCGCTTTGCTTTCGTCTCCGTCGTAAGGCTCAATCTGATAAAACTCAGAAACTTTTTTAGTTATTGGACGATATAAAACCGACATTAATAAACTTAAATTTTCATCGGTACCGAGTAACGAGTCAATCGTTGCATGTTCGCCTAGTGTCATTTTATCTAAGTTAGGAATAAAACCGTAAGTCACTCCGTCCATTTTAAACGTCTTAACTCTTTGAGGTTTTTGATCCAATACCTTAGCCAATTGCTCCACTATTTCAGCGAAATCGTTAACGGGTATTTTCATAACATCGGCAACGCCCAAGTTGCAAAATATTGCAACCATTTGAATGCACACAAAAGTCTCATCGTCCTGGTTGTCTTTTAATACTTTTAAATATCTCAAATATTGAGACAATTTAATCTCCTTTAAATCCGTTGGAATTACTACTCTCATATATATATAACTAAAAAAAGTGATTTTGTTTATAAAAATTACGTGATTATTACACGGCGGCTTTTATTTATCGCCAGGCTCATCATTGCGAAGTAGCGAAGAGCGTCAATTGCGTGGTTAAATTCGTCGATTGGTCGGTTTAATTTTTTACCGGTCTTGTCAACGTCCCAGCTGTAGCTCCTCAATTCTTTTATTAAATTGGTGCTTGACTTAGTGACTAGGATTTCCTTTTGCTGCAATACCGATATTCCGTAATTGATTGAGTCCGCACCTTTGACAACCGGTTTAATATTGTAACCCGCTCGTCTTATCTCCTCAATTGATTTTGGCTCGGCTGAGTCCGCCCAAATTGGTGCTGTTCGTTCCTGAGTCATTAGTCTAATAATATCCGAGTTTAAAAGTGAGGTCGAATAAATTAACTCGTCAACGATAATCTTACCGTTGTAATCGTAAACAGCAATGTGAGCGGTTGGATCATTCGAGTAACCAAAATCGAGTCCCGTTCCTAAGAATTTCGCCTCCGTTGGTATGGTATCTATTTGCTCCCAATTTTGAAATATAACTCCCTCAAGTGATCCGAGTTGTCCGAGTCCGTAAACGTTCCACCAGTTAGCCCAATAGGTTGACGTTAACGCTTTGTCTTTTGCTTTTTCAATCTCTCGAACGATTGCCGGATCGAGTGCCTCGTTATCTTTGTAAGTCAATATAACAAAGTCAGAGTCCGGATCGTTTAATAGTTCCGTTTGTACCCAAAACTCATTCGTAGGGTTGTAGTCAAGGTAGATAAATTTCTTTGTACGGATTGCGAGTTGCTGATAACTTTCAAAGTCGATATTATTGCACTCATTTATAAATAAAATATCTCTCCTCGCTCCTCTTAATTTGTCAGGTTGGTCGACGCTAAAAAATTCTATATAACTATTATTTGAGAATGTATATTTTAAAGATGAGCGATTGAAATTTTGATCCTTATAATTGTCAGTTAAGAGCATTATCTTTTGAAAGTCTTTTAAAGCTCCCCTCTTTAAATGAGGAATGCTCTCACTAACTATTGATATCTCCGAAAATGGGTTTTCAATAGCGTAAGTAATAAGTAAAGGCAATATCGAAAACGTTTTGGAACTACTCGTTCCTCCTTGCACAATCCTAACTCGTTTTCTTAGTTTGGCAATTTTACTCTGAGCCGTCGTTTTCTGGAACATCCAAATCTAATGAATTAAAAATCGGTTTTTCGATGCTTATATGTTGGTCGATTGTCTGTTTTGGCATTCCAAAGAAGTATTTAAACCACAATTCAATCGCCCATTTTTCTCCGGCTTGCATTGCTGCCTCGAGTTGCAATATTGCCTCCGGTAAAAAAGGTTTCAATCGCTCGTAAGTGTCTTGCATTTCGGACTTAGTCATCAATCTTTTATCGTCCGGTCTTACGGCTTTGGTTGAATTTCCTCCGTTAAATTTCCTTTTATCCATAATTTCAATCCAAAACAATTAATTGATTTGAGTCTCGCCTTTATATCTGCCTAAAATTACTTCGTTATCCTTTAAAAACATCGACGTAAACATTTTAAAACCCTTATAAGACTTTGTTTTTAATAACTTGAATAAGTTGTCCGGCATCCAAATTTCGTTAATTGTGAGGTCTGCTGGTGCGTTTTCAATTATAGCGTCCAAAAATTCGTAAAATTCGGCTTGCTGTTGTTTTTTAGTTACTTTCAAAACTGTATAATTTAAATAAATCTTTGATAATCGTTTCGTGTACTTTGGAGCAATTCGGACAATTTGAATTGTCAATCCCAAAATAGTATTTATAAAGTCCGTTTAAATAGTCAACGTCCTCAAATAATAACTCAGTACGTCTTCCGTCAATTATTCTTTGACCTTTTGCCTCTAAAAATAGAGTAAAATGTTCCTTATCAATTGGAGTCATTTCAGACTTAACCTTTTTAAAGTTAAATAATCGGTTTAAAGAGAATTGCCTCTCCTTACATTCTAAGCAAGGCTCAATTCCAACCGCTGAGGTTAAATTGGCGACAACGTCTCCAAGCCCTTGAATTTCTTTTTTAGTCCTTTTTTTTGCCATTTAGTTTATTTTTTACCATTTTATTAACCCGGTGAATAGTTTGTATGTGTATTCCGGTTTGTCTAGCGAGTTCTCGTTGACCTATAAGCGTCGATTGCTCAAACATTGTACGTTCATACCAGGTCAAGTCTTTTGAAAGCTCTGAGTAATCAATTCCGTCGTTATATTCCTCCTCTTCAATTTCAAATTTACTAAAATCGTCGATTAAAATATCGTTATTTTTAAGAGAGTCATAAAATAATGATCTCAAAGTTACAAATATATAGCCGTCGGAAACCATTGTCGTCCTATCGGATAATTTAATATACATATTTTGAGTCAACTCGTCCGCTAAGTCTTTGCATTTACAAATTTGTAAAGCCATTTTTCGCCATTGGGCATCCTTTTTAGCGAGTTCGTTAATTATCAAAGTCGCATTGGATTAAAAAACTCACTTAAAAAATGTAAAACGTGAGTCTCATTTTCGATATAGTAAGCCGTTCCTCTAACAATTATAACTATTTCGTCCGGAGACTCAATCCAATATCCGTCAATACTATCGACGTTGACTCTAAAATCTACAAAGGAGCCATTGAGTCCGAGGTTGTCGTCTTCCTGTTCCAACCACATTTGAGTCGATATTGTATAGGGTTTTATCATAAGACAAATATACTAATTATATTGATATAACCTAAAAAAGTCATTTTGTAACAAATTTAGAATAGTTTTGTTTGATTTGTGTGGTTTTTAATACGTTGCATTGCCTTATCGAAATATTCCTTGTCAAGCTCGCAAGCTGTTAACTCAAAGCCGTAATCATGACACGCAATAGCGATTGAGCCACTACCGAGATGAGTGTCTAGGATTTTGTCGCCTTTTTGAGTTTTGCAATATTCAAACATAAATTTATAAATATAAATAGGTTTTTGTGTTGGATGAAATCTCTCTAAGTCTGTGCTAGATTTTTTCATTATTTTAGCTGGTTTATCAAACGAAGTCCAAACAAGCTCGCAAGCTGAGAGAGTTGGCATCGCTTGATTTTTATCCCAACAAACAAATCCCCTTGTATTTGGTAAAAATTCTAAAAAATAATTTGCTCCGAATACGACTTGATTTTTACTAACTCTAAATAATTCCTCCCAATATTTTTTTGTAGGTAAAATATCCCACTCTTTATCTACATATAACAAACGAGACGGATCGTCTTTTCTTTTGCCACCTCCGTCGCTTAATCTATTTCCCAAACCATAAGGAGGATCGACAATAGCCAAATCAAAATAGTTATCCGGATAACGAGCCATTAGCTCCATGTTATCCTCGTTCGTAATTGTAAGCATATTTATTTTGTTTTAAATTCAACATTCCAATCACTCCAAACATAAACTTGACAACCGTGTTTTTTAAGCTCTGAGAGCCTTAATTCCTGAAGTGGTGACAATATACCATTTTCCCTTTTTACTTCAATAAACGTCGCCTTTCCGTCTTTGATAGCTAATAAGTCCGGAATGCCATTTGTTGAGGTTTTTATTAACTTGGTTACAAAATACCCTTGCGCCTGGAGTTTCTTTTTTATCTTAGTTTGAATTTGCTGCTCTGTCATTATGCTGTCATTATAAAAATAAACGAAACGGCTAACGTAATAACTGAAATCCAAGCCATTATTTCTATAATTATTTCCTCTTTGTTATTCATACTTTTGTCGATATATAGTTAATAATTCCTCTATTGTTAAATTTTTACCTTTGTAATCCCAAAGGTAAATCGAATTAAAATCGCATTCCAATCGCAACCAGGTGACAAAATTAATAATTCGTATTAAGTCGTCGTTCTTAGGTATGTATTTTTTGCCTTTCATTTTGAGAATAGTTTTATAATATAATACCAAAGCCAAATAATATTAGGACGTATAAATTCATAAACTAAAATAGCTAAGATTAAATTCATATCTTTTTTACAAAGTTATCGTTATAATCAAACTCCATTTCAAAGGTCTCTCCATTGTCTAAATATTTAAAAGTATAAATATAATGATTTGACATTGATTTTTTTTGATTGCTCCACTTCTCTGGCATCTCTAAATTCTTAGCCGTTCCAATCATTCTAAATTCACGCCCAGCCGTTCCAACCTGAGGCAATAAGTGAATACCGATTTTATTATTTTTAACGATTAGATATTCCATTTATAAATTTTTTATCGCCCAATTGGCATAATCAATAATTTTTTTAAAATCCTCTTTGTCTTGGTCTTTTTTTCTCCAGCAATATTTGTCAATATTAAATTTGCAAATCGCTAAAATTTCCTCCTTAGTCAAATTTGCCTCAGCTCGCTCAAAAGTATCGATACCGATTTGATATTGCTCTGGCTTAGTAACTCCATTTTCGTCGTAATTGTTTTTGACGTATGGGTTTGTAATTGTCTCAAAAAATTCTTTACTCATAATATAAAAAATAAACCCTCCTCGATTGCTACCGCCAAGCGCAAAAGAAAAGGGAATTATTAAATACTTTACTTAGGCGGTTGCACAAATATATAAAATTAATTTTTAATTATGCAAATTATTTTTGAATAAATTTAAAAATATGTTCTATTATTGGTAAAGTCCATCCATCACCTAATAAAC